TTCGATGTGATTTTGCAATTTAGTTATCATTTGATCTCTAGTGGCCCGATTTGAGTATTTAATGCCCTTCTCGGTAGCGAACTTGCGTAAATCCTTTAGCCCCATTTCATGGATTTGCTGTAAAGCTTTACCCTCTATAGTTTCTTCATTGTTGATTATTTCGGGAATTACCTTCTTAGGGACTCCGCATTCCCTCATTTCATCATCATACTTCTTTGCATCAACGTAATGACCATCTACTAGATAAACTTTATTAATCATAATTCTCCTTGGCATAAAGTAGAAATACCTCACTCCGAGCGATAATACAATAGAAGCCCTCGAATAAACAAAATTACTCAAGTATTTCTATATCTATTCTCTGGGTAAGAAGGGTCCGATCCCCAAATGCGTTAAATGTACTTGGGGGGACTACCCTCTTAGATAGAACATAAAATCATGATATATAGATAGGAGATTATTTTGTGATTATAGATAGATATATCAAGGGTATTATACTATAATACCCTGATATTGTATTGATATAATGTAAAGACTTTACATTATAACTCTGATTCTAGTTTGGTCAACGCTTCTCTTAATTCTTTAATTCTCTTTAATTTAATATCTTTAACAGTTTGACCTTTGAGTAATATCTGAATACCTTTGCTCATGCTACCATTCCCTAACAATGCTATCAATTCCCTTTGCTGAGGTGTTACCCTAGTGGATATTGTTATTTTTGTTATTTTCATTTGATATATCCCTCAAGTAAATAGTGGTGAATATTCAATCCAGTACAATAATATATATCATCGTTTGGCTCATGTTCTTTACATTCCCCCGATATATAGAATTTAATTCCAGTATTAAATCCAATACTAGGCATTGTAAAGTAAAGTCCAATTAAAAATAAAACAATGCAACCAATAACAAAAATAAATCTCTTTACATAAAACATAAAATCCCCCGTTTATGATTGACTGTATAAGTCAATCGGTTATTAAATTAAAAACAGTTTACACAATGGATTAAATTAAGTCAACCCATTGTGTAAACTTTACACTATCGCTGATATTGATAGTATTGTATCGGTGTTATATCACTATATGCATTGTATTTTGAGATTGTACAATATCGGTTATATGCAGATTCTAGGAATTGTGCAATACAACTAGGGTATTTATTGTTTTGTTCAACCATCAAACTACCACAATGTTTATATGCAATTCTATCAATGCAATTGCATATAAGTTGACCTTGTAAACTATCACAAGTATCAATCTCAATAACTGCCTTAGGTGATACCCATAAATCGGCCTCTTGATTTAAATCAATTAAATCAGCATTATTTTTATGGCCACAACCTGTTAAAAATAAAACACTTAATAAACTCAATAAAACAATACTAGTACAAAATTTAAAAACCACTTCAAATAAATTCATATATCCCCCGTTTAAAAATATCCCCTCAATTATTTGAGGGGATTTTAATTTAATTTAATTATTGGTTATTTACCAATTGTGTTAAGTCCTCATGTTTTGTATTCCAATTGTTTTTAATATCCAATGCTGATAGAACTTTGTAATATCCTTTGTGGGTATTACTGTAAATTCTATATTCTTTTCCGTTTACCAATGTAAATGCCATTTTATCACCCTGTTCTAAAACATCTCGGTGAGTTAAATACAATCTATCTCCACTACCTGTAAAGATGGTATAAGACTTATACCCTTTGATTGTACTTGATTTACTCACCACAAAACAATAAGACTCAACTACACTACAACCAATTAAATTACCACTAGTCAATTTTTGTGCCATTGGTTGTTTTTTTTGTGGCATTACTTGACTAATGGTCATTGCAACCATTTGTGCCATCTGTTGCATTTGAACTTCACTAAACCCTTGAACTTTGCTCATAAAATACTCCGTTTTTTTCTTTGCATTATTGCATCGAATTGAGCGGACTTTACACTACAATTTTTTTTTGTGCAACACAATTTGTGCAACCATGTATTTTTTACAATCCGCTCAAAAAACCCACAATAATGTAAATTTTACAATTCAAGCTATCCTGTAAATTTTACTCATATAAACTTTACACTATAAATTTTACCCTATAATTTTTACACTATAAATTTTATATCTATATATTTTATAGGCTATAACCAATAACTATAGACTATAGACTATAGACTATAACTATATAGATAGATCAATATAAGGACCGTTTTTATGTATAGTGTCAAGGAATTTGAAGCTATTAGAAGCCATTAGAAAGCATTATTTAGGCTAGTCCTTATTCTTTATAGGACCGATTTTGGGAATATTTAGGTATTTGGATTTTAGGCGAAAAAAAACCTACTATGGGATAAACGGTGTATTTAAATTCCCATAGTAGGTCTAACAGAAGTTTACTTGCTAAGATAAGTAGACATTCGTTACTTTATAATATGCAGAGTCTAGTTTTTTGGCAAGGATATTTTTAAATTCCCTTACCATATAGCCCCCTGCTATTATAGAACAATATCCTGTACTCTTAGCGGTGCAAGGCACTCTATCTATATCTTCAGAATTATAATTTAATGCAGTATCTAAATAGTCTTTCATGGAATTAGGACCGACAGTATATACACTCAATTCTTCAGCCCCCATTCTAGATTCAATAATCCATGAATCAGGTAACCAATTTTTAAAGTGTTTAGCTACTGCTTTCCTAGTTGCCATATTATCAACACAAACAAAATAATAGGTACTTTGAGTGCCATATATACTTATGGCCTTACTACTTTCCCATTTACATTGATTTGCTACTACTTTACAGCCTGTTCCTATTTCCCATAGTTTTTTCTGTAATATCTGTGCTTTGTTAAATCCAATATCTATTGTCCTAAATCCTTGGCAACTTATATTTTCAGCACTAACTTCATCATTGTCCCATATAACCATATTGCTAACGCCTAATCTAACTAGCCATTCAGCAGTAGCAGTACCAATACTGCCACAACCTATTACATGGACCATAATATCTTCAGGAACATCAATTATATCCCTATGCCTAGCAAACATTTCTGATCTAGATACCCTCATACATTCCCCCCATAGTATACTGATTTTGATTTATTGGAGTGCCTTCATCTAGTTCAACCATATAATCCATTAAATCATCTACTGTTTCAGGTAAAGACCTAGTGAAATTTATATAGCTTTCTAGACCATCTCTAATATGTACTTGGCTAGCCCCTTCTTTAACTGTTAAATCCATTAATTGTCTAAGTTGATTTTTTTCTTTCTTAGGTAGAAACTTAAAAACTTCAGGTAATGTAACAAAACTAGGTTTTTCATCTACTAGTTTGGTTATATCAGTTTCAAATTTAAAGGATTTATCTTCGGTTGGCTTGTGTCTAACATCGGCCCATTTTATCCCTTTCTTATCTAGAACAGTAGCAACCACTTCAGGCCGTTTATATTTCTCAAATTCACTATTCCATAACTCTACTGCAACACTATTTAGAATAGGTCTTATTACCACTTCTACATTAGGGATAAACACTCTAGGTCTACCATCTTTAGGAGCTTGATAGTAGCTACCTAACATTTCCCCTTTATCGTTAAATACGATAGCACATATCCAACCAGCCCCTCCAGTTTCCACTATGGTATCTATATCAGTACTGCTCCAAAAAACACCCATTGTAGGGTGAGTATGAATCCAACATCTTAAATTGTGTCTAGTGGACCAATTTGTATTTCGCAGTTCTTGTAATTTCTCAGCATCAATACTTGTACTAGCACTAGTTCCACCACTATCTAATAGGTGAAATTTGTTAATTACTAGCAATTCGTCCATTACTTCTACTTCTCCAAATCCTGATAACTCTTTAGGCGTGGCCTTTTTCATAAAATATTTTATTTTTTCATGAACATCAGGCAAAACTACTATTTTCATTCTATACCTCCGTTTTCTTCAGTTGATGTATCAAACATAGCCCAATTTACTGGACTAATAGGTAATATAGGTTCATCTATATATACTGTTTCTTCGTCTACTATTTCTTCTTCTTCATCACTATATAATTCCTCATCATGGACCTCTATATTAGGTTCAATTCCTGCATTATCTCTAATGGCAATCGCCCTAAGTAACTCTATAGTGTCTTTTATGGAATCAAATGGCAGTTTGCTTAAATCCTGTCTAGAAAATATAGCTTCTAATGTAGTAGCACTTATTCCTTCATGGGATTCACCTAAATAAGTGGCTTTTTTGTCGTACATTGGAACAGTATATAAGGCTACTTTGATTCCCCTAAGCAACTTGTTTATTCTAATGTAAGGCGTTCCATTTATAGGAGCGGTGGTTAGAAGGGTATCTACATTGATCAAATATGTAGCTATATCGCCTTCTCTTTTCTCACCTTTACTATCTATAGAGGGAGCAATTGAACCAAAACATAAATCATGGCTGTTACTTACATAAGGGTGAAACTTATTATCGAATATATGGTTACAAAATAGCGGATAAACTCGGCATCTTTCCCTTTGAGTAGTTATATCCAACACTATAATAACGGCCCCTAAATTGTATATTTTCTGGTTGTTATTAGGTGATGGGACATAAACTTTAGGTTTTATCCATCTTATAAGATGTTTGTGATTTGCCATTGGACCTATATATATCCAACCTCTCTTATCCATTTCAGCTTTTGCCCTATCTAGATTCTCACATAAATCACTAAACCATTTATCCCTAGCTTCTGCTTCAGTTTCAGTTAATTGCTTTTCTAGAATCTTTTCCAACTTATCTTTATAGGCATTTATTTCAGCATCGGTTTTAGATATCATGGCGGTAAAGTGAACTATCTCTCTTTCAGAACTTTTTATATTCTCATCTAGATTGTCCAGTTCTTGTTTATGTCTAGCTAGAATACTTTCCCTACTTAAGGTATCGTTAAATAAAAAGTTAGTTTCATTTTCTAAAGACCTTGCTGAATCCCTTCTACTGTTTCTCAAGAACTCTAATTTCTCTCTAATAGGGTCGGTTATTTCCCTAGAAAAACATTCCATTATTTCAGGAGTTTTTTCTAAATCCTCTTTAGGTAAAACTAAGTCTTTAATGTTTTGCATTTCTAAAATAGCTTCGGTTATATCCCCTCTACTTAGGATTGTTGCTCTACCTATAGATCCAAAATTAGGAAAGAATTTAACTTCATAAAGCCAATTCATTATTCTACATTTGTTGGCCAAGTATTGTATTGATTCGCTATTGTCTTTAAATAACTTGTTTCTAGCTTTTAAGGCTTCTCTAACAGTTATATTAGATAGGTGCGAAATGGACCTTCTTCTACTTCTACTCATCTTTTACCCCGTTTTTAAATAGAGTTTCCTTAAGCCACTCTAAATCTTCTATGTTATTTGCCATTTCCTGTTTAATTTCACTATCTACAAATTCCTGATAGTGGGCCAAATCTTCAATGGCCCTAGTTAGTCTTTCTCTAATTTCTTCATTCATTTTTCACTCCGTTTTAAAATAAAAGGGGATATAATGATATATCCCCTAGTGTTATTTAGATTCCACCATCTTTCTTATTGGCAAAATCTACTTCATCTTTATGGGCTACTACTGTTTCCATAGTAGCAGGACGACCATTTACCGAAGGTAAAAAAGTCCCCTCTAATCCCATAGCTTCATAAACTTGCTTTACAGTAGCACCATCAGCTACTTCAAAAGCCTCTAAATCTCCACCAGTAACAGTACCAAATACTTTAATCATAACAGAAACTCCTATTTAAAATGGATAAAGCGTTATTGCGTTATCCCTACATTAGTTTTAAAGTTATATAATTGTTCTTGAGCGTTAACATATTCTGTACAAATTTCTCTTTTCTCTTCATAAGACATAGGGTAAATATTCACCATGCTATTTACACAATTACCTACTTTCAATTTAAAAAGCCAAAATAAAATGATTCCCATAAAAAATCTCCAATTATTAGAAAGTGTTTACACAAAATTTGAATCGACAAAATATCTCAGCGTAAAGTCAATGGCAACACAAAAATTGAAAGTTAACGCAAAAAATCAAAAAAGTCAATCTTTTCAACGCTTTACGACTTTACGAAATGCTGTAAAAAATGTATATAGAAGAGGGATTTTTGCATCAAAAAAATGGCACAAAAAGTTAATAAATTGCATCATAAATCGGAGGAAATAGAATATGGATACCATAACTTGTAACAAATGTTTTAAAGCTTATCCGCTATCAAAATATGATCTAAAGGATAATGGTAGATTGGTAAGACTATGCTGTAAACAATGCCATAGTGATAGGGTATATGAAGCCCAAAATAAGAGGAAATTAGAAAAATATCCTAATATTTATAGCTATTGCATCAAATGTAAACATATCTATAATAAGAAGCATCAAAGCTGTCCTAACTGTAAAGTAGTAAATATAACGGATTGTCTATGATGGATTATCTATGATTTTATACTTAACTAGGTATAAATTGATACAAAACAGGGAAATTATACCTTTTAATGGATAGTTATAGCGACTTAACTTCCAAATAAGAGAACTGCGTAATATGGACCCAAAGGACCGTTTTTTATCCTATAGGTCGTCAGCAGGGTTATGTACCACCCTGGAGGGCACTACTACGTCCGGTAATTTCTTTTGCTTGGTACGGTCTATCCCAGTGTCTATGGTAAGATATACTGCCCCACTACCGCTTATTCTAATGTCCGTTGGGGGTGGTCTATCATCATAGTCCTCCCTGAACTGTGCCCGAAGCTTAAATACAATGAGTTCAGCTTCCCCACGGATCTTCTTGGTAGAGGCATCATGCAATATGGTTTCCCAATAGAGGAGAGATTTAGAATTACCTATCTTCCTGGCTTCTTCAAATTCAGGGTGTTCTTCCGTCCACCGCATCATGGTATCCCTATGGACACTTATAACGCCACCAAAGGAAAAGAAGGAATGACCCTTGCCCATATGCTCTACCAATTCAAAACAATAAGCTTCTTTATATTTGACTGATTCCATAGACCCACTATAGCCTTAAAGGACCGAACTTTACAACATAATATTGGCATCAATTTATACAGAGTATCTAAAGATAGATACTAGCAATGGGTGTCAAGAAGGGGCCGTAAGGCCCTTTATGTATATATGCGGTTCGTTGCACAGTCTCTCTATATATTATAAGAAGAAAAAGAATATATATATATCTATTTTTTTTTCCTCTAAGGACCTGGCCCCTTTGCAGGGGTTTGTTTGAGATACCAAACAAAAAAGCCCCTAAAGTGTAAACAATAGGGGCTTTTCCTGCTAAATTCAAAAAATGGATATCGTGATTGACAAGATAACAGTTACTATCCCAAAATACAAGCTGCTAATTTAAAAAATAAAAAAAAGGATATCTATGAAGGACGAAATTGTCAGGAAGGCATTAACTTCCATTGAATTGGTCAAAAAGGGTAAAAAACTGTACATTGGAGATAGGGAAGTATCTCTTACTATAGTGTATGCCAAGATTGAAAAGGCTTTAAATGAGCTTATCGAAACTACAGAAAATACAAAGGTTCTTAGAACCACCAATCAATTATTCTCTTTATCTTCTTCTGAAAGGAATACTCTTTATAAATCCCTTATTAATGATTTAGAGGAAGGAGAAGAGGAGATAAAGCTTCCTAAGATTCTCCAAGGCAAAGAGATATTTATCCACTCAACCCCTAATAAAGATCCAATGTATTATTCTTACGACCCACAAACGGAACAGATTATGCGGATTTCCTCCAAGTGGCTGGGAAAATATTTTCCTCCCCCTGGGGTCCTGGAATATAAGCCACACTCCCCTAAGGTAATTGAAGTGGAGGGAGGAAATATCTATAATTTATGGTCCCCTCCCAAAGCTGTACTGGAAGCTCCTTATAGTGGAGAGGGATTACGTCCCGAAATGGAGGCTCTATTAAATATCTTTGTAGGGGATTCCAGGAAAGCCATGGAACATTGGGCTTATCGGGTGATTACTTCCAGGAACAATTGGGTTCCGGTAATTTTAGGTAATAAGGGTATTGGTAAAGGGTTATTTGTAGACTCGGTAGGGGCGTGTATTGGACAGGACAATGTAGCCAAAGCCCATAACAAGTTTGGATCTGACAACTTCAACATCGAAATGTTCAGGTGCATGGTTTATGTGATGGACGAATTAACCATCACTGGGTACCGATACAATTCCCTTAAAGCAATGATGGCTGAGTATATGTCGGGTACTTCCAAAGGGGCAGACTCCAATGCCAATATGAAGATCTTCTGTAGCCCTATAATTACCTCCAACAACTTTAAGGATAACTACACCGAGTGTCCCGAGCGAAGGACCGCCTATGTAGATACTGTCAGAGAAACTTTCCCCCCCAAGTATGCCCATGCTGTTGCCAAGGGAATGAAAGACCCTAAGTGGGTGAGGATATTGTTGGAATATCTCAAACACCCAGATAGGGAATGGATGAAACACGACCATATCCCCTACCAGGGAGAAGTCTATTGGGAATGTCTGCACTATTGGCAAGAACATGAAAACAAAATAGTATTGGAAGCTTTAGAGAGATCCGCTAGACATGACCAGGGGGATTTTATAAGTTTGGATTATCTTAAACAACAATATAAAAGAGTACACCGCCCAAAGGAAGGCTTCAGGGATATTCCCTCTTTAAATGGATTCCTAGATCGCCATAAATATTTTGGTGAGCCTGTTGGAGAGTATATAGAAGGAGAAAATCCTGGAATATATTTTTTTAAAGGAGCCTTGGCTCGAGCCAAAGAAAGAGTGACAAAAAATATAGAAAAAAGTTTGGGGGATTTATTATGACCGCATCTAAAGAGGTTTTAAAATGAACGGCAAGGGAGCAAGACAAAAGGGACTTAGTTTTGAACGGGCTATGGCTAAGGATCTTCGAGCCGTATACCCTAACGCCAAAAGGCACTTGGAGTTTCAAATGGACGAAGCTTATGGAAAAGACCTGGAAAATACTGGACCCTTCGTATTTCAATGCAAGCGGCTTAAAAAATATGTGCCTATTTCTACATTCAAGGAAATTACTTGTGGACAATATGAAATCCCTGTACTAATTTCTAAGGCTGATAATGAGGCAACGATGGCAGTTCTTAAATGGGAACATCTATTGACCCTCATAAAAGTTTATAATGAAAATTGCATATCTGGACTTTGAATTTAATAATACTACTAGCTCTAAAGTTAACTTGGTATGTGTAAACATACTGAGCGGTGTCCCTTTATCCTCCAAGAGTTATTGGTTAAACCGCCATTTGACCAATAGTTCGGACCTGGGCTTATTACTCAGTACGATGAGGGACACCGTTTTTTTATCCTATTCGGTGGAGGCTGAGGCTAGATGCTTCAACTCTTTAGGCTTAAATCCCCTGGACTTCAAATGGATTGACCTCTACCTAGAATATAGAATGTTACTCAATCACAATAATGAACTCTCCTATGGAAAGCAGTTGATAGATGGGAAGGTAAGGGTTACTCACCCACCGGAAAGAGGATCTTCCAGGCTATTGGATAACTCCCGTCCGTCTTATTCATTAGCGGCTGCTCTTTATAAGATGCTTAAGATTAGGATAGATACCGAACATAAAGAGGTTATAAGAAATATCATTATCCATAAGCCTTATGAAGTGCTCGAGGAGAATAAGGATGCCATTTTAGCGTACTGTGAATCCGATACCAAATATCTGCCTCTGTTATGGGAGAAGATTAAGAATAAGAACTTTAATCTTTTTGGTCCCACTTATATTGTAGAAGCCATGAACCGTGGGATGTACGCTGCCATCACCGCTCTAAGGACTGACTTCGGCTACCCTGTGGATCTCCATGCAGTTAAGTCTTTAGTCATTAACAGCCCTCTGATACTTCACGATGCGGCTGTGGATTTCAATAAACAGTTCCCTGATAAGAAGGTCTATTTGTGGAATAAGCGGACCCAGAGTTTTACCAAGAAAATAGCTCCCATTGTAAACTACATAGTTGAGAATAAATTACACGAAACCTGGATGAAAACCAAGACTGGAAGATTGTGCCTCGACCAAGAGGCTATGGAAAAGGGTTTCCCTTATGAAACTCCCTATCCTAGAGGGGTTTTTGGGGCTCAACTCCTGGAACAGGGTAGGATTAGAAGGAACTTAAATGGATTCCTCCCTGCTAACAAGGAGAAATCTTTCCTGGACTATGTGGGTCCCGATGGCAGAGCCAGACCGTTTATGGGAATATTCGGTACCATGACTGGCAGGTCCGCACCTAAGGCCACTGGATTCATACCATCCAAATCCAGGTGGATGAGGGTCCTTATCAAGCCACCTAATGGCAGGTTTCTATGTGGCATAGATTACTCTTCACAAGAGTTCTTAATTGCAGCCCTCCTTGCACAAGACGATTCAATGTATAAAGCTTACCATTCAGGTGATCCATATCTGTGGATGCTGAGGGAAGTGGAGGGACCAGGGAAGGATCACCTTCGCCCTAAGTATAAACAAGCCATGCTATCTCTCATGTACGGAATAGGACCAGGAGCCATGGCGGATAATTTAAAAATTACCAGAGAGGATGCCGAAACCCTTATCAATAATATCTTAGGGGTGTTTTGGGTCTTTGATGATTGGAGAAATGAAATCAGGTCCGAGTACATCCATAACGGCTATTTAAAGATAGCGGACGGTTGGACAGTATGGGGCGATAATCCTAACCCCCTATCTGTGGCTAACTTTCCGGTACAAGGAACTGGTGGGGCGATCATGCGGAAAGCGGATGAACTTTGTTGGAAGAGGGGACTTAAAATCCCTTTCACTTTGCATGATGCCCTTTATATGGAAGCCGACACCGCCAAGGTGGAAGAAAATATTTTACTATTTAAAAAATGTATGGAAGAAGCCTTTATGCATTTCTTTCCTGGAGAACTTATTCGGGTGGAAGGAATGGCTTGGAGTCCTGAGTTTACCCTGGGACATCCTAATATGGGAGAGTGGATAGAGTTTCTACCAGAGTACTCTGAGAAACAGATAGAAGAAGAAATTATAAATTACAAAAAATATTTAAACGCCTGTGAGGGCATAACATCTCTGTAAAACCAGAGAATAAATTAAGGAGTTTGTTTTATGTACAAAGAAATCACCGGATCACGTCAGTACCGTCCATGGAAAAAATGGAACCCAGGGGATGAGTTCGTGGGAGTCTACAAGGAACAGAAGGAAGATAACTATGGAAATCCTTCCTACATCTTTGAAGTAATCTCTACCGCTTTTTCCAAGAAAGAGGACAACCTAAATCCGGGAATGGTGGCAGGGCTTAATAGCTCTGGAGGTTTTAATGTGAAAATGGATCAGGTCAATGTAGGGGATACTGTCAGAGTACTTTACAATGGCGTGATTATTCTTACCAAAGGAAAATACAAGGGAGCCAGATCTCATTCTATCAACGTTGGTGTTGGGGCTAAGGATATCACCACCGAAGATGCAGGAGCGGATCTATAATGGCACTAATGTCTTACAGTTCCCTTAAACTGATTCAAAATTGTCAGCAGAAGTATGTACATCACAAGATACTGGAAACTCCTAGTGATTCTGATTACACGCCTTCTGACGCTTTGGATGTGGGAACTATATTTCATAGGATCATGGAAATCTCCCACCACGGGACCAAGGGTACTTTGGAAGCGGCTTTTAACAAGGCTGTGGAAGAAACCCCTTGCCCCGAGGGGTGGTGGCAAAAACTACACGCCATGATTAGAGCGTATGCCCTTACCCATAAATTTTCAGGGTTAATGGTTACCGCCTTGGAACTAGAAATCCAGGACGGGGAATATATAGGATATGTGGATGCCATTATGTCTGAGCCTTCAGGCAATTGGTGGATAGTGGATTTGAAAACCACTTCCAGGTTTGAAGATCATCTTCTCACCTCACTCCCCTACGATTTGCAGATGGCAGCTTACTCTTCCAGGTATTTGAAGATAGCCCAGATGCTTACGTTAGATCCTAATAAGTTCAAAGGGTGTAGGTACAGAACAGTTACCAAGCCTGGTCCCTATAAGATGGGCAAGAATGAGGATGAACAGTCTTTCATCGACAGGATGATGAACAACATCACTTGTACGGATATAGAAATCCCTAAAGCTACCCTGGCTTTAATGTGGGATGAATATGTCCAGATGGAGAATGAGGCTATATCCAAAGCTCTTGCCTTTGCCAAAGGTTCCAAGGAAAACCCTCAGAGTGTTCCTCTTAAAAACAGGAACGCTTGCATAGAGTGGGGGAAGCCTTGCCAGTTTTGGTCCAAGTGCCACCATGGGGTGGAGTTTTCAAACAGTAAAAAATTAACTTATAGGGATGGATTTTCCTATAGATCAGAAGGAGAAATACTATGAAAAAAGATTTCACAGAGCTATGTAAAAAGATGGAAGATATCTATGGGCAAGTCCGAAAGATAGAAGAGATTGCCCTTAGCAGACCCTCCATTGAGATTGTCCATGCCCTAGAGGATAAGCTTAACAAGAAGTACCAATTTAAGATTAGGATTTTTACCGAGACTCTATCGGTATCCACTTTCTTTGAGTCTGCCGCTAAAACATTAGAGGAAGCTCAAGACGAGTGTATCTACAATGCCCAAATTCACTTTCACAACTATGTGTATGGGAAGGAAGAATCTAAACCCCAGGCATTAGCTCCTACGTCAACCCCCGAGGAAGCTACAGAGCCTAAGGAAGAGGCTCCTCCCGTTGCAAAGAAAGCTAAGAAAGTGGCTGAGAAAAAAGTTGAGGAAGTAAAGGTAGAACCCCCTAAGGGTGTTGTCTATGACAGGACAGTTGACCTTCATAGGAACAAACTAGGGTCTTTGCTCTCTCAAATTTGCCCCGACTGGAATCAGGACCCCGATAAGAAAAAGGCTGCAATTGATTTTTCTCTTTCCCAAAATGGAAAGATTTTAATCTTTGACGATATGGGTGAAATTCACCCTGCCTTTGAGTCGGCTCTAGAAACCGCTATGGGGTCAGTCCACTAATGGAACTTTTAAAACTTCCGTTACTGCCGTTCCAAAAGGACGGCAGTTCTTTTATCCGAGAACACAAATATATTCTAATCGGTGATGATATGGGTCTGGGTAAAACCGTCCAAGCCATAGCCGTAGCCTTAGAGAGGATCTTCCTGAGGAAGGAAAGGGTACTGATTATCTGCCCTCCCCATTTAAGGAGGAATTGGGAAAAGGAGTTTTTAAAATTCTCCACCCAGCCTCTTAAATTCCATGTGATAGAAAGAAATTATCATTATAAAAATATCCCCAAGGATAGGGATGTCTATATCACGTCCTACTCTATGCTCAAGCAGGGGAAGGAATTATATAAAATCTGTAACTATGTAGTCTGTGATGAAGCCCACTATTTGAAATCCCATAAGTCTTTCAGGGCACAGTATATGTACGATCATTTGGTGGAAGGGAAACCAGAGTTCCTGGTAATGCTTTCAGGTACACCGCTTAGAAATAGGGTGGGAGAGTTCTATGTACCCCTTACTCTCCTGGGCATCTGTCCAGACCAATGTAATGGAGTGGATCTTCGGAAGATCTATCCCACCTGGTATCAGTTCTGTGATAAGTTTTCCTTTAGGGTGGCTATCCACAGAACCACTAACAACAATCAGATAATAAAATATGAAGGCTTCCGTAATGGGGAGCAATTAAAGGAGGCTCTTACTGGTAAGTATATCAGAAGGGAGTCTGCCGAGGTATTGGACCTTCCTGAAATGTTAGAGAAGGAAGTATATGCCAATTCCGGTAGCGATACTGCGTTATCCATGGAATGGCAGGAATATGAACGGACCACTAGACTTACGGAACACATCTCCACCGCTAAACGAGCCCATGCCTGTTTTAAAGCCAAGTTCACCGCAGAGTATGTCAGGGCATTATTACTGGATGGGGAGGGGCCCATATTGGTTTATAGCGACCACCCTGATGCCGCCTTGATTATCCAGTCTGAATTAATCAGGCAAGAAGTTAGGTGCATCCACGGCAACACGACACAAAAAGAAAGGGCAAAATATATAGAAATGTTTAAAGAGGGTAGGCTAGAGGTTCTAGTAGCCACTCTAGGAACGCTTAGTGAAGGAGTTACTTTAGTGAACTCCCATAATCTGGTATTCAATGATCTTAATTGGTGCGGACCAGTGAATGAACAGGCTAAGAAAAGAATCCATAGGATTGGCCAAGATAGAAAATGTGTTATCCACTATATGCTATCGGGAGCTATGGATGCTAGAATTGTTCGTACTTTAAATAAAAAAGCCAAAGATATTTCTGAAGCTATTAATTTATTGTAAGGAGTTGCCTTGAAACACAATGGATTATTTATAGGGTTTGGCATAATCATTTTTGCCAGGGACTATGAACTACTGCCTACGGGATTCTTTCATGTCAAAGGTGCCATGATCTTTGAAGCAGAGGTTACTACCTTATTGATGGACAGAGGGGTCCTAGAGACCTTGAAACGTATGCCTTATCTTGCTTTAGAAGAAGGTTGGCTAAACAAAGACCATATTAAAGGTTACAGGGAGTTATTAGGTGGAATCTGAAAAAGTATCTGACGGTTATGCCTTATTCAATCTAGTGCTTAGTAAATGCGATTTCTCCAAGTGCGATAGCTATATGGATGCCATGAGGCTGATGTACGCCAACCTTATGCCCTCTATTAATGGGCTAATAGCGGACAACCTGACCATGAAAAAATATTTAAAGGAAATAGGCTATTCAGAGGCTGCGGAGATAGAAGCGGTGGTAAAGAAAGAGGCTAACATCTACCTGGTGGCTAAGAAGGAACTGGAAAAAGATAAAGCCAATTTAATGACTAAGGCTAAACTGGAGAGAGGTCATAAGATAAGGTGATAGTAGCGGAGAAAGAGGAACAGATTGTTTACTTTGTCCTGAAATATTCCAATGTATTAAAAATAATCCAAGTACAAAAATTACCTAAAGGACCGTTGATATTCGCTGAGAAGATCAAATGGTATCCAGATAAAGGGTCAGGGGACTTTTTATCCTTGAGACTTTTATCGGTAGGGGATAGGTATGCCATCTATGTAGAGGACACACCCTACCGTGAGCTTTAGTAAGCTTCTTTTTTGTCTTTGGTTTTTCCTTTCGCAGGTTTCTTTTTTGTTTTACCCATGGCTTCCTCCTTTTATTTGTTAGGGATCTTCCCCTTGTTTTTCTTAGCTACATATTTATTGAAGTCGTGAATGTCTTGATTTACTTGGGCATTGGTCTGGGCTTCTTTCTGTTGATCCACTTGGACTGGACTGGGACCAGTAGGAGCAGCCCCTCCAGGGGGTTTAACTTTAGATTTAACATACTCCATAAGATTGGCTTGAGATACGGGGGTAGCCCCTTTTACTATAGGAGCTACTCCAGCTATATCTCTTTGTTCTCCAGCTAAAGGTCTCCAGGATTCTTTCCCTTTTAAATCAGGCTTAAGGTAATTGGTGGTTGCTTCATAATCTTTTATCCGTTTTATGATGGGAGCATTTTCTTCTACTAAGGATTTACTTACTCCCCCTATATAGTCTTTTATATGTGGAGAAAGGTTATCATACCCCCCCTTACTTGCTTTATATTTATCGTAGATCCCTTGGATATTAGAAGCCTTGGCTTTTTGTTTCTCATTAAGGGCTGTTAATTCCCTAAACTCTTGTGCTTGAGTATTTACTGAAGGTTTTTCAAAATATTTATCATCGGCTGTTTGGGTAGGACCTTCTTTCTTAAATTTAAGTATTCTTTTTAGAGTAGCTTCCCCCTTGGTAAAATGGGGAATAATCTTTCCTGCTGCATCTTTAGTGCCTTGAGGTTCAACCTTCTTGGCAGGAGGTCCAGTTTTCTTTCCACCATAGACTGTAATTTTTGCCATCTTATTTTCCTTTTTTCTTAGGGAATTTACCTTTTTTTATTTTACTTCCATGTTCATTGGACCATCTACTGGCAATATCGGGGTGCTTTTTCCATAAGAACCTTCTCTGTTTTTCACTTTGGAATGGCATGGTCTTTCTCCAATATTACATCTTCAAAACCTTTAACTCCTAGGTTATTTATATCACTTTTCAATACGAACCTGGAACTTTTTTTAATTGCCTCAAATATAAACTCGGTACATTTAACTTTCCGTTTTAGTATATTGAATGGGTTATTAATTGTTTTCTTAAATAACTTAAACATCATCCTGGAATACATTATACCGAACAACTCCATGAAGGCATAAGGTACCCCTATTGACCCCTCACAAAAACTCTGCACTTTATCGAAATCCTCTCTGGTTACATAAGCATTGTACCGTACACTTATCTTATTCTTCCCACGCCATTCGTAGAAGGAAATCTTCCTGACTCCCAGGAAGAAAACCGCTTCGTATATATAATCGCCAATCCTAAGAGCTACATGGGAACTATGATAAAGCGTTGGTCGATTAGTGGACTCCATAAATCTTATGAACCAAGACAATGGCCACCAAAATATATTCTTAGGAGTAGAAAAATAAACTGAAATTATCAAAAGCAATCCCTCACTTTACCAATTAGACTATCGTGAGCATTTTTAACTTTCATACCTGAATCCGTATATGATCTACAGGTAGTATAGAGTCTACCATTCATATCATACCCCTTATACTGCCAGCCTACAAAACAGTTCATTTTGGGACACTTCCCTTCATTGCAAAGTAGAGGATTGGTCGATACAGTAATCGGTTGAACCGATATAAATAATGCCATTAAAATTGCTGGTATCATAAAACCTCCATTAATATATTCTTAGGCCAAAAAATTCGCCTGTTAATTGTTGGTAATTAGATAACTCAGTAGCATTTACATCATAATTATAAACTATAAATTCTGCCATAAAACCCCTATATCTTTGTCCAGCAGCAGTTGGTCCACCACTCTGACCTATATGAAAATTCTCATTACCAGTATATCTCTGGCCAGTTACAATCTGACTGGTGCAGCCTAATATTTTGCCCCAATATACTTGGCTTCTATCTGCCCTTTTAACCATGGACCAAACCTTCCAAGTATCATGTGGAGTTGTAGTTCCAGTATGGCACCTTTGTGTGTTTAAATTTCCCACATCAAAATAAATTTCTCCAGCATTGTAGGCTTGTCCACCTTGATAAGGAAAATGTGCCATCCACCTATTAGAAGCACCATCATTAGCAACTCCAAAGGTCCATGCATTTGAGTTACCACCAAATGGTCTGGCAACTATTAAGACTGTTCCCTCATTCCCAGCATTGGTTATTGATTGAGCACCTTGGTTGCTATCAAACCAAGTAGCACCGTCTAAATACATATGGGCAATATTAGAATTAAGTTCTGAGTCTACTATACCAGCATTTACAATTCTCGGTTGAGCAGCAGCAGTTGTTTGTGTAGCATTTGGATAGGCGGTGTTCTGATTATACCAAATTGTTACATAGCCACTAGTAGTTCCAACAAAGGCTTTTAGAGCAGTTATATCTGTATAATCTCCACTAAGGCCTATATCCCTTTCTTGGTTATCAGATGACCTTCTTACCCTAAAGAGAGGTCCAGTATAACTGTCTATTAACTTTCTAAAACTAAAGGCCGCTCTAGGTAGGGCCCCTGTAAACATTGAGAGTCCATTATTTGGAACAGTATAAATAACCCTAGATAAATTAACAGCACTAAATAATCCTGCAACATCAACAGGATTTGGAGCACCCATACCATCATCATTATTTCCATCACCACCACTACCAGATGCACCTATACTGGCCCCCGGAGTTCCATCAACATCACCTGAACGTCCAGCCGCAGTTCCCCCTAGTAAGCACCCATCATAAGTTCCAGAACAAGCCCCTCCAGCACTACTTGTACCACTATTATATCTTCCAGCAGTACCGCCACCAGCCGTTGTAGTAGTTGCACCTATAGTAACACTTGTCGTTCCACCATCAGTTCCAGCCGAGCCAGCCGTTGTCTGAATAGGTATTCCACCTTTTCCAATAGTCATATTGAGGACTAAACCAGCAGCAGAGCCTATGGTTCTATGGGCAGTCGCACCAGCACCACCGCCACTAGAGGCAGTTCCATCATTAGTGCTGGCTGTTCCTCCACTTCCT